TGAACAGTATGGGTTTACTCGTGCAGACTTTGAACCGATTGAGCAGCCTGTTCTACCTAAGTATGTTTTTGTTGACCATGAAGCTCAAGAGAAAGCATCTGAGGCCAAAGCTTATCTATCATCTACCGATTGGATTGTTACTAAGATTTCTGAGTTACAACTTGAAGGTGTAGATGTAGAGCCTTTAAAGGTTAAGTATGCTGCTGAACTAGCAGAACGTAAACTAATGAGAGAGGTTGTGTGATGCTAGGTTTGATTTACCAGCATATTAGTTTATAATCCATTTTAAAAAGGAAATAGTAAAATGGCAGATCAAAATACCACTAATTACAGCTTTATTAAGCCTGAGATTGGTGCATCTGAAGACACCTGGGGTGAGAAGCTCAATGACAACTGGGATAGCGCAGATACAGAAATTAAAGCGCTTGAAGATAGCAAGGTCAATAATACTGGTGATGAAACAATTGCAGGTGTTAAAACGTTCTCAGACGGCATTGTAAGTAATGTTACTGGTAATGTGATTGGTAATGTTACTGGTGATCTAACTGGTGATGCAGCTACTCTTAACGGCTTAACTGCTGCGCAAATTATTCCAAGCGGCTTGATCAGTATGTGGTCAGGTACTAACGCTAATATTCCAAGCGGATGGGCGTTATGTAACGGTGCTAATGGTACGCCTGATTTAGGTGATCGCTTTATCATGGGTGATACTGCTGATGCTAGAGGTGCAAACGGATCTAGTCACACAGCGACAACATCAAGCAATGGCGCACATAGTCATGGAGGTTCTACAGCATCACATACACTAACAATTGCACAGATTCCTGCTCATGGTCATTCAATAAACACTAGATACGGTACTGTAAACAATGGGTTAAGTGGAACTGATGTTCCAAACCAAGTTTCTGCAGCAGATATCGAGGCACAGTATTCAAGGTTATCTACTGGTGCGGTACAATCAGCAGGCGGAAACGAAGGCCATTCACACAGCATTGGTTCAGATGGTAGCCACAACCACACAGTAGATACGCGCGGTAAGTATTACAAACTAGCATTTATTATGAAGTTATAACTATGAGCCTGATACCTTTAGATATTCCACCAGGAATGTACCAAAACGGTACAGAGTATGAGCAATCGAACAGATGGCGAGATGGTTCATTGGTTCGGTGGGTTGAAGGCACTATGAAGCCAGTTGGTGGATGGTTGACTTTTACTCAAGACGCATTGTCAGCCCCAGCTAGAGGTTTGCACGTTTGGAAGGATAACTCTGCAAATATTAACATTGCTGCGGGAAACTATAATACATTGTATTACATTTCATCTACAGGCCAAGTTAATGACATTACGCCTACTGGACTGATAGAGGGCAATCTAAACGCTGCTTTAAACAATGGTTTTGGTGGATATACGTTTGGATCATCTGCTTACGGTACACAGCGAGAAGCAGCAAGTAGTTATCAACCAGCAACAACATGGTCATTAGATAACTGGGGCGAATATTTGGTAGCCTGCTCAACTGCTGACGGCAAACTGTATGAATGGGCATTGAACCCAGTTGTACCTGCCGCTCAAATTGCTAACTCACCAGAAGAAAACCAAGCAATGCTTGTAACAGAAGAGCGCTTTATCTTTGCACTAGGTGCTGATGGCGATCCGCGCAAAGTTGCATGGTGCGATAGAGAAAATAACACTGATTGGACGGCAACAGATATAAATGAAGCTGGTGATATTTTACTGCAAACATCTGGCGCTATTCAGGGCGGTGTGCGTGTACGCGGTAGAGCGTTAATCATTACGGATGTAGATGCTCACATTGCAACGTATCAAGGCTCGCCATACGTATACGGTTTTCAGCGTGTAGGTACTGCTTGCGGTACTAACGCGCCAAAAAGCATTATTTCAGTGGATAACATCGCATTTTGGATGGGTACAAACGGTTTTTACGTGTTTGATGGCTCAGAGCCTAAAGAATTAAATTGTGACGTCAGGGGGCGTGTATTTAAGAATATTAACCGCGGTCAAATTACGCAGGTATATGGCGTGCATTTATCTCAGTTTTCGGAAGTGTGGTGGTTCTATGCTTCAGAAGGCTCGATTGAGAATGATTCATATGTTAGCTTTAACTATAAAGACAGCACATGGTCATTTGGGGATTTAGGACGATCTGCAGCGGTTGGTTTTGGTACGCAACGTTATCCTATCTTTGCTTGCAACCAAGGCAACTTGCACTATCATGAGTACGGTAATAACCATAATGGTTATGATTGCTTTATTGAGTCAGCACCTATTAGTTTAGGCAATGGTGATCAAGTAATGAAAGTAACTAAGGTTATTCCTGATGAGATTAACCAGGGTGACGTAGAGCTAACATTTAAAACTAGATTTTATCCAAATGGAGAAGAAACAAGTCACGGTGCTTACTCTATGACAAATCCGACAAGCGTTAGATTTACAGGCAGACAATTTAGAATGCGAATTGATGCAACGCCTAATAAAAAATGGGGTGTTGGCACTATGCGTGTAGAAGCTATGGCTGGTGGTGGTCGATGAGATTTCCACCGCCTCCAAGCGGTTCATCCTGGAAAGAATGGGGTGAACGCCTTAATGACTTTTTAAAGCGCACAACATCTAGGTTAGAGTTCAAGTCGCTTGGCGAGTCTATTAAAGATGATGCTATGCTCATGTGGGATAATGTAAACGGTTATCCAGTGGTTTCAAAGAATGGTGTCTGGCGGCAGGTTTTACTTGGTGATGGTCAAGGGTTTTTATACAACACAAGTGATATAACCGCTGCAAGCATTGATACAGCATATCCAATACAGTTTAGTGGAGCGCATGAGGGTCTTACTATAAACGGGGCTGATATTACATTTGATGAGGGTGGTACTTATTACCTATCATTTACTGCGCAAGTGTACTCAACATCCAGTTCATCCGTTACGTTTTACTTTTTTCCTAGATTAAATGGGCAAGATGTACCACTAGGAGCAACAAGAGCCACAACGCATGATAATGGCAGAACAAGCCCAGTAAGTAAATCAGCTTTGTTTACAGTAGAGGCAGGTGATACAATAAACGCAATGTGGGCGGTAAGCAGTACAAGTGGAAGTTTAAAGGCATTTACAGCAACAGCATTTGCACCATCTACACCGTCAGTCACAATGTCTATACAAAGGGTTAAGGGTTAATGGAAGATAGAAATAAAGCCTTATACAGCGAGCTAGACAGATGCAAGAAATGGATTGAAGATGCGCTTGCGTATGGTGGTGGAACGCATGACTTTGAGGATGTTGTTGAAGGTGTGTTATCAGGGCATATGCAGCTATGGAGCGCAGAAACAGCTTGCGCTATAACAGAGATTATTGTTTTTCCTAAAAAGAAAGTATTACACGTATTTTTAGCAGGCGGTTCAATGGAAGAGATTGTTAATATGAACGAGTCGGCAAGAGTATGGGGTGAAGCCCAAGGTTGTCAGAATATGACAATCGCAGGTAGAAAGGGCTGGGAAAAGGTTTTAAAAGGTCATGGCTATAAGCCAGTATTTACAACATTAAGTTTGGAGATTTAATATGTCAGGTGGCGGTGGAAAAGGCGGAAGTCAGACACAATCAACAGAGATTCCAGAATGGTTACGTGATCCAACAATTCGTAACCTGGAACGAGCTGAAACAGTACAGAAGATGGAGTATCAGCCGTGGACTGGAATTGATGTAGCAGCATACAATCCTACACAGGAAGCTGCAATGCGAATGAATTTAAATACAGCAAACGCTTTCGGCATGATGCCAGAAGGCTACGGTGAGTTATCGCCAACTGAAGGAATGCCAGAAACAGTTACACAAGGTGGTTTTACTGGTTATTCATCTATTCCAATGTACGATTTAGCCGTTCAGGAAGCTGCAAAACGCGATCCTAGAACTGCGCAAATTCGTGAAGATCTATATAAATAAGGAGTAAGCTATGGCTGGTGCAGGAGCATATGGTGGCGCAATAAACGCTGATCCAATGACACAAGCGGCAAGCGCACAGAAAGGAGCTTTAGCTGGAACTGCATCAGGAATGATGTATCAGCCACAACAAGTTCAGGCT